CCTCCCCCTCCCTCCCCCCGCGCGCGCGCGAGCTGCCCCCCTCCCCTGCCGGATCCCGGAGCCCAAAAAAAACCCCGCCAGATAAAGCCCGAAAAAAACCCTACCCGGCGGGGACCGAAAAAAACCCTACGAACACCGAGCCCGCTGAACGAACCCCGAACTATCTTTCCGCGCTTTACCTTTCGCCCGAAGTCCACAGATAACCCCCGAAGGTTCCAAAAAGCGAAGATCCGTATCATCGGCATCGAGAACGCCCGCGCCGCCGAAAACGAGGGGGAGCGATTTACCCTTCGGGGTATCGAAGACCACCGCAACCCGCCCGGTCCTTAACTCGCGCAAAAGGTCCCCGGTGGTGCAGTCTTCATGGTAAGAAAAGGTCAGATCATAGTTTTCCGGCAATCCCTCGCGGCTCCGATCTGTGTTCGGGTATTTCGTGTAATCATAAAAGCGAACATCCGGGAACAGCTCAAAGATATTCGAGGCTATACGCTCCCCGTCGATCTTGACCGGCATCCGCTCGTAGGGAAGGTCGGAAGTACCATTTAAGCGGACGCATGGGGTCATATTTTCACGCTCGGCTTTTCTGACCAGCGCCTTGATCGACCAGATAAGGTCCGACCAGAAACCAGAGCGGTCCCCGAAATATTTTTGCGTCTTCGCGAGTCTGGCAGACTGAACGGAATTAAACGAACCACGACCCGCTGTGGCAAGGCATCCCGAAGTGCAGCCCGCCGTTCTATATTTACACACTTCATAGCCAGACCCGTCCGCCGGGGTGAAGTAAAGGATTCCGGTTAGATACCCGCGCTTTTCGCCCTTCGACGTTTTCGCATCCGCTGAAACAGAGAGAATATTCTTACCCATAACGTGCCCGCCTCCGGGGGCTGTTTTTGTGACGGTGGAATATTAATCACCGCAGGGTCAAAATATCCACCCTTCACAGCAATTTCATAATTTAGCATATTTCGATAGGGGAGGGTAGGGGAGGGGAGGGGAGGGGAGGAGGGACCAGATATATAAAAGCCCGGAAAAAATAGGGGCGGGAAAAAAGCCCAGAAAAAACGGGACCGGGAAAAACGTCTTAACCACTTCTTCATTTGCGGGTTGACCAATCAACCTTTAATATGACCCCGAGTTCAACAAACACGGGCGGAGACCCGATAAAAAAATGTACAAGATCGAAAAAAACGTCCCTATCTATAACAAGCGAGCACGTAGAGCAAGGAAATATCCATTTTCCAACATGGAAGTTGGAGATTCGTTTGTAGTCAGGGGCAATAAAAGCAAAAATGGCTACAAGGACGTGGTTGCGAAGGTAAGATCATCTCTGAAATATTATCAGAGCAATAATCCAGATGAGAAGTTCACCATTCGCCAGACCCCAGAGGGCGTAAGAACTTGGCGAATCGCATAAAAACAGGGCTACCCCGTAAGGTAGCCCACAACTTTACCAGCGCGGAGGCGCAGAAAAAATGAGTAAGTGCAAAGTTACATGCAAAAAATGCGGCAGCTCAAGCATAGCCGCCGACTTCTCTGGATCAATGGATGCGACCGACTACCATAATGGAGTACAGGTTAAAACGGGAAACATTGGAGAGGTGAAATTCTTCTGCTATGACTGTGAAGAAGATTTTGCCGAGGTTGACGTTCAAGAAATTAGCGTAGAGGCGCAGGAAAAATGACAGAACAGGAAGAGGAAGAATACGATGACCCGGCACTGGACCCGGAAAACGACTACTGCTCATGCGGTAACATGACAGACAACTATCCCGTCATCTGCGATCATTGCAAGTGGATGGCAGGGATGGACTAAACAGCGCGGAGGCGCAAAAAAATGATTCCACGAATCCTGTATAGTCACAACCTGTTCTTGCCGCCCGACCCAACGATACCATGCCGTATCTGCGAGTGCCATGTGTACAGTTACGACCAGTTAGAGAAGGGTCTATGCGATATGTGCGTCGAGGAGTACGTGTGCATTGAGTGCGGCGAAGAGATGAGCGGAAACCAACAAACAGATAAATACGGGTACTGCCCTGAGTGTCAGCATGAAAACGCTTGAACAAGAGATCAACGAAGCAACCGCCCGCTGGGGTGTACGGCATGACGCTGTACAATGCCCAGCCTGCAACGGATCCGGCGAGGACCTGTACAGTGGTGACCGCTGTGGAGATTGCCGTGGCAAGGGCTACGTCATCGTGGAGGTGCAGGAATGAGCATCAAGCACCCAGTCCCCGAAGATCCAGCTACGGAGTGGTACTTTTGGGTAGACGAAAAAAAGTCAACCATCAAAGACAAGGTTAAACAAATGTTTAGCCGTATATGGAGGAGAAAAAAATGACGTTTAGGGACTTATTCCTTATTATAGCAAAGATCCTCGTAATCGTCGCTGTAACAGCCTCTGTGCTACTTGTAGCGGGTTACGTGGGGTACACCATAGGTCAGTCAACTGGAGCCATACAGGGCTATCTGGAGACGATGGACTATCTTAACGGACTACCAACATCGGAGGTATGCAAATGAGCGGAATAGTAAAGATTCACGGCAAGTCATATAAGACCGTAGCCCTGCGGGTTGCGGAGTTCAGACAGGAGTACACCGTAAGCGATGGGTGGGGCATCATTACAACCCTGATCCATCACGATGAGGACACGGTGGTAATGAAGGCAGAGATCGTGAACCCTGCCGGCATGGTCGTAGGTACTGGGCATGGCGAGGAAAAACGCTCTGCCAGTCAGATCAACCGCACCAGTGCTATGGAAAATGCGGAAACTTCGGCAATCGGTCGCTGTCTGGCCACAGTTTCAGCAGGCTTGCAAGGCGTGGAATTTGCGACAGCAGACGAGTTGGTCAATGCCCTACATCAACAGGGCGGCGGAAAAAGAGCCGCATCTGATAAGCAGAAGAAGTTCCTGCACAGCCTCATCTTGAAGTTGCCAAAGGCACAGCAAGCCGCCTACATTGAGAGGGCGAAGGAGGGCGATGCACAGACCATTTCAGACATGATCGAGGAGCTCAAAAATGGCTAATACCAAAAACACAGAATACATCAATGGAGCCCTGCTCAGGAATCACAGGCTTAATAAGTCATGGACAATTGGTGACTTAGCAGATAAGGTTGGCGTTGCCGAGAAGTACATGGGGCAGATAGAGCGCGGAAACCACATGGTGCGTGTAAACACGTTGATAAGGTGGTGCAAGGCGCTGGATGTTTCACCAAACAAGGCATTGAGGTGGGAAGATGAATAACAACGTGATTGAGCTGTACCTGTACGTCTTTGCAAATGCCAAAGAGATGAACGAGGGTGAGCCGATATCTATGATTACCATTGACAGCTTCTTTGTACCAGATGTTGGCGATATCATGGAGTTCCATGGTATTGGATACGCTGTACAGAGGAGAACCTTTTGCTTCAATGGTGAAGATTGTGATCCACAGTGGTCGTGTGCATTAGAAGTTTTACCGGTACACTGACATGGCAGAGAACTTAGCATGGATTAAGTTCTTCGTGGGGGACTGGCGTAGGGATCCGAAGGTCGCTATGCTGTCAGCGGCAGGTCGAGGTGCGTGGTTGGAGATGATTCTGACCATGCACGACCTGTCTGACTACAAGGTGGAAGGCACCGTTCGGGAGGTCGCAAGGATGTGCCACCTTGATATGTCGGAGGTCCAGTCAGCCCTGCAGGAACTGGAAAGACACGGCGTTGCTGAGGTAACGTGGCGTAACGATTCCGTTACGGGTGAGGCGATTGTAACAGTCGTGTCACGCCGTCTTGAAAGGGAGGAAAAAACCCGCTCAGATGCACGGGAGCGCCAAAAAAAGTACAGACAGAAAAAGAAGTCACAAGAGAATAACAAAGAACTTCCTTCTGACTCTGACTCTGACTCTGATTCTGACTCTGATAAGAATAAAGAAAAGGTGTACAAGCCGAAGAAGGATCAGGTTGAAGCGATCTACTCAGCCTACCCAAGGAAGATTGGAAAGAAGGCGGCAATGGAGAAGATCCGCATTGCCTTACAGGGACTGCACGAGGAAAAGGGCGATGACAACTTTGCCTACCTGCTTGACAGGACGCGCAAGTTCGCTCAAAGCCCCGCAGGAAAAAGAGGCGAGTTCACACCGCATCCATCAACGTGGTTCAATCAAGGCAGGTACATGGATGACCCGAACGAATGGCATCGAGTAGACACGGAGCAGAAAAAGCCTTATCAATCATATCAGCAACCAATCAGATCGCGTGGGAGGACGGTATTAGGATGATACAGCTACCATTTGACACGAATATGGAAATGCTCGCAATGCAGCGGGGTCAGGAAATGGGTGGTCTTGCAAACTCTATAACCAGCGGATCAGCAAATGCCGCAGCTTTTCTTGGCGAGATGGCATTGGCGTATCACCTCGGCGCTGACATCGTTGACACCTACAACCATGATCTGATTGTAAGATCGGGCGGAAAAAAACACACCATTGAAGTTAAAACAAAGCGCAGGACCGTAGACCCAAAGCCTCACTATGAGGTGTCGGTAGCCAAGACGAGTAGCCATCAGTCTCCAGACTACTATGCGTTTCTTTCCATAACCTTTCTCAAGTTTGATGGCGAAGGCAGAGGCAGGACTTACTACCACCCCCAGAGGATCTGGCTGTGCGGTTATTATCCCGGAGAAAAATACTGGCAGGACGCAGTTCGAATGAACAAGGGGCAAGTGGACCACAGCAATGGCTTTAAAACGCACGTACCGATGTACAACCTGAAAATCTCACAACTGCTACTGTAATGGCTGACTACAAAGAAAAGCTGTGGATGGGGCGGCTAAGAAAAGGATACACGCGCAAAAAACTGGGGAAAATGATTGGCAAGCGTGGTGACTCCATCAAGGACTGGGAGACTGGGCGATTTGCCCCAAGCAACTTTCTTGACTATATTCGGTGGTGCCGTGCGCTTGACATGGACCCGATGAAAACCATAGAGGACGATGAATCACTTTGAAGAGTTCAGAAAAGAGGCAGAGGATATGTGCCAGAGGTTGACCGGAAAAACGGTTGATGAGTGGGACGCTATGTTTGCAAAGCGGCGGGCAAACGGACTGCGGGCAGGAAAACTGTCGCCAAACCGAATCATGGATGATAAAGAGGCGGATGGCTTCATGCGATACTACGGGCTATCTGATGGCGATATTGAGCAGATTCTTTTGAAGAAGTATGATGTCAAGCATCCAATGAAGCCTGACATGTCCAACATGATCATCGTCGTGTGCCGAGATCAGGAGCTGTGGGGCAAATTTGTAGAGAAGCACCAAGAGTCATACCTTGGCCCCATGATGCCGGAGCTACTTGCCGTCATCGCATACCGACCCGTAGCGGATCTAAACAATAGGAGGTTTGAATGAAACTGATGGAGATTGAGAGCGGCAACCCGTTCAAGAACATAGAGCGGCTTCACATCAGCCAAGAGGAATACTTTGCGATTGACGCTTACAGCAGTACGGACCTGCGTACCCTCTACATCGACCGTGGTCAGCCATATGGCATGGCGCAGAAAAAAGCAGGCTCCTATGTAGAGTCTGATGCCATGCTACTCGGCTCCGTCATTGACTGCCTGATCACAGAGCCAAAGGAGTTTGACAATCGCTTTGCCGTATGGACACGAGACATCAACACGCCCAACACACCCCTGCAACAGGCTGTGTGTGATGAGATCATCGCAGGGGTGGACCCTACGGAGGCTCACGCCAATCATTACAAGAATAGCGGGGAGAAAGCAGTAGCCCAGTTCCTTGAGCAGTTTGAGCCGTACTGCACCAATTACAGGCTGATAAACATGGGCGAAGAGAAGAAAAGGCGCATGCTTTCTGCTGATATTGCCGAACGTGCGCGAGAAGCCGTCTCAGCGGCCCGTCAGCACACGCAGTTCGTGGACATAGTCAAGGGTAGCGACAAGCAGGTTGCGTTCGTTGCAGAGGCATTTGGAGTGCAATGGAAGGGCCTGCTGGATTTCTACCGCCCCGGCTACGTCACAGACCTTAAGACAACGGGTGATTTCCTGAGCATCAGGAGCAACTTCAACCGCCGCGCCTATGCTATTCAGATGCGCCTATATGCATGGCTTGCAGAGGCACACACGGCAGAGCATTTCTACATTGAGACGCAGGAGCCGTACAGGACGAAGTTGACCGACGAGCCTACAGACCTCATGAACGAGGAGTTCTGGACCGTAAAAACACTTGAAATGATGCAACGCATCGCCCACCACCACAAGACAGGTGACTGGGTACGAACCATGGAGTACTACC